ATACTCAAGAGATTCAAAGACACCTTTCTTAATCAACACCCAACCAAATCCAGTGTAATCAACTGTAAATGGTTTACGACGATTCTGCATCGTCTCTCCAGTTTCATGATTCATCACTCCACCATTGGTACGGAAATCATCTTCCTCCAACCAGTGTGCAACGGATGTGGTGTGACCATCTTCAGTCATATACCAACCAGCAGCAATATCTTTATCCATTGCTACAAGACGATAGAACTGCTCAGTATTAAACACAATATCGTTATCAATCCAGAGTTGATAATCATATTCAAGTTTGCCATCCCAAGGTTTCTGCCGTGGTCCTCTGAGAACATTTGCTCCAAGTACTTTGCATCGTGCAAAGTTTACCATAGAACTATAGTCCTGTGAAATCTGAATACTTGCTCCTGCCTGTACCAAATCAAAACACAATTGAACAAATGCTTTCAGAAAAATATATGAACAACCTCTACCTGGTAGACAAAAGACGATGGATTTTCCTTTCACCATTTCTTTTGCTTCTTCTAAATTAAATTCATCAACAACTTTCTTAGTCGTCGGTGCGCTTGCTTTAATCGTAAATCCTTTTGCCATAAAAAATAAATTTCGACGTTTACATTATACCACTACAAATCAATCATTGCAACGGTCTTCCCCATTATTTAGAATTACTTTGATATCCTCATCTTTTCCACCAGAAGTCCATACAAGTCCCCTGACCTGATTCAAAGTCCCCTCTAAATCTTCTGGATTTATCTTTTCTACAATTGTAATTGTCCGTTTCGAGTCGGAATTGTATGCATTCAATCAACAACTCTCTCTCATAGTCTGTAACTTCTAACATATCCTCTCATGTTATTCTTTTTCCATTTATATATCAACCTTTTGCACTTTTTCCACCCCTCGGAAATTTTTTTTTTCAAGTTTTCAATCATAATTCTCATAAGTTCTACGAGTGTTATTACAAAATACTCTAACTCTTCCTTATGGGTGGTTTTGGTTTGGTCGAAATTTTTTTTTCTTAAAGGTAACCTCAAAGACAATCTCGAAGGCACAATCATACTTTTATAGATTAGGGTAGTAGGGCATTTTTCATTTTAGGGGGGCATCGGTTTCGTATAAGAATACCCATCAATCGCAAATAACTGTCGATAAGAATTAAACAACACTGTTTAATTATAATAGACGAAGCACCACGAATAAGAACAAAACAGTGCTGTTTAATTAGAATAAAATAGTATTACCCAGGTATAGTATAAACGAGACCTCCGATTATTCTGTAAGAACAGCACTGTTTAATTAGAATTAATAACTATACCCCAGGTATCATAATACTCGAAGACGGCACAGTTGTCAACACGAAGGACTGCATTATAAGAACGAAACAGTACTGTGTAATTATAATTAATAACTGTATCCCAGGTATGATACCTGTGGAAAACTTTTATACTTTTTCCACAACCCTGTGGAAAACTATTGTGGAAACTGTGGAAAACTTATAAGGCAGCACTGTGTAATACTTATCAGTTATGGGAGTTTTATTCTATTCCCTCCCTCCCGACCCTATAAGTCTATCACCGAATGGACGAGTCGCATAAGACGAAGTGCCAGTTCTCAGAGTGTCCTAAGACGAACAATACTCATAAGAACTACGAGTCTCATGCACGAACAAATAAAAAGAGCACGAATCTCATAAGTCCTACGAGTCGTGCAAGTCTTATAAGGTATTATAATCGACGAAACCCATTGACATAACTGTAAAGTTGTGCTGGGGAATTATCGTGTGCCAGTTTTCAGAGTGGATTTTTGCCCTTGACTTTTCTAGGGTTTTATGATACAATGCGGTCTTAGACGGCAATAACTAGAAGGATTTAGAGAGTATTAAATCAGAGAAGAAAGGGTATTTATATAAGTTTTCCACACCCTTGTGGAAAAAGAACAAAACACAAACATATGTTTTTTAATACATTTTTTTTAATTATCTTTTATAACGTTTTTATGTAAGCAATGATTATTTTACCTTATTCTTTTCAATAACTCGGAGATTCAACTGCATTAGTATCTTCTTGTCTTGAGAGTTTATCGACTTGATAAGAGACTTCATCATTCATACACTTATACACAGTTTCATAGATTACATCATAACAATCTAGATTAGAAAGAACTTCTTCTGCGAGTTCATCAGTGTATGGATAAACTACTTGATTAGTAACTGGGTCATAATGCTCTAGTTCTTTTACATCTTGTTTTGTATAAAGAAGAGAGAAGACTGTATCGTTAGGATTCATTTTTTCCAGTTGATACATAACGTCTTTGACTGTTTGTTTCATTTGTTTATGGCAATCAGTTGTTGTTGAATGTTTTGTATTTCTGTTACATCATCATAACTATCAAGGTCAACAGGTGCAAATTCAGAAAGATTTACAATGTTATCTTGATAGACAGGAGCATAATACAACTCTTTGGATTCATAGTCAAGAGTGTAAATACAACCGTGATTTTCTGGATGAATAAAAATCATTTTTCAGTTACTCATTACCTTGTTGAACAGTGAATCGTAATCATCTTGATTGATGTGGTCAGGAATACCTACATCATAAAAGAATTGAATCATAGACTGCAGGACTTCAAGTTCATCAGGTGTGAATCTAAAAATCATTTCTTCCATTTGATTTCTTGTGCTTTGAGATACTTGTACTCTCGAATAAAAACTTTAATTGCCCAGATTGCAGTTGCAGTCTTGCCAATTAACAATATCCAACCTAATGTCATCATTTGTTATCAGGTGTCGAGATAAGTTTAGCAGGTGAACCACAAGATTTGTAAAACTCAACCATTCTTTCTGCTTCTCTTACATTCGGAAATGATTGAAACCTCCACTCACAATCATTGTAAGGCACTTGATAAGTAATCTTCACTTGATTATACATTTCTCCTCTCCCTCAGGCATTGATGAGTTGTTGCAGTTGATTGAAGTCTTTACATTGTGCTGCTTGAATTGCTTTGACAATGCTATAAGTCACAAAACCACAACGTTCAGTCTTCGTTTCACACACAGCATAAACAGGTTGTTTGGTCTGAATGTCGAAAACAGTCTTAATCAGCATTTGTTGTTTGTGTTTATGTGGGACAGATAGAATTAAGATTCAGTCTGCGTATTGTACATAAGTGATTGCAAGTTCAGCAGTTTCTTCATCACTGAACTCAGCAAGTCCACACATCTCCATCATCCAATCATAAACCATTTCCCAATCTGCTTCCATCTCAGAAATGAAAGAAGGCAGAGATTGAATTGCTTCGGAGAAAGTCATCATTGTGTGTTTAGTATTGTTGATTGAAAAGAGAATTAAGATTCAGATGCGAGCAAGAGCATCTTTCTTTTGCTTGGGATTGGAAACTTTCTTGCACCAAGCAGATTTACGATTGACTTGAATCTGCGAAGGAAGTTTTTGCTTACCCTGAACTTCATTCACAAGAGAAATGAAGTGAAGAAAGAATTGCTTTTCCATCCGTTGAGCAGCAGTCACCTGAATCACCCTTGATTACTTCGTAATCATAGCACGGGGGGACGGGGTTTGGGGAGTGTAATGTGCCACTTCTACAGGTGGCACATGGTGTCTGCGACTCACCTCAAGATTACACCTCATTCACCATAAAATCAATTTGATTCTGATAGTAATTGATGTCTTCAGTAATAGATTCAATCACCTGAACTTGATGTTGAGGTACATTATCCCTTTCTTTCTGAAGTTCTTGAATCCGTTGCATCAACAGTTTAACTTGGTCTTCCATTGTTATCACACTTGCACAAGAACTTTCATCATTGCACTTACTTCCTCTTTTGTATTCCAACCAATTACCTCTTCGGTCATGTTACCATTCGGTTGAAAGATTGCAACTTCAAAAGTGCCATCTAATACACTACCATACAATCCACTTCCAGGAAGTCCAGCAACAACAGAAATACTCCATCCATTGCTGAACTTATACTTTCCTTGAATTGCACCAGGAATCTCGTGCGGTCGAAAATCAAGTTGCTCAAACATAATCATCAAACAATTTGTTGCATCAGTGCGTATCGAACAATCTCAGTACGATTGTCCTTATACTCAATCAACATGTCAATGATTGGTTTAAGGTCATCGGGATCTTGAATTTCTGGATCACATTCATCATTCGCAAGTGCAGTGAAAATAGTTGCAATTTCAAAATCAGAATCGAACAGAAGTTGCCGATGCTCGTCAATTTCAAGATAATCTTCCACTGCATTAGAAGAAAGTTTCAGTGGAATGTCAGGACCAATCATACCCAAAGTTGCAAGTCGTTCGAGTGCTCCAACAACCCACATCACTTTGCACTCATCAACAGTCAGTTGTGCGTTCATCTCGTATCAAGAATAAAGGTGAATAAGAAAGGAAGGTGAGATTAACTCACACCCCACAGAGTTGTTTAGTCACAGATCCAGATGCTTGACGATTCAGAGAAACACCAGCACCAACATTGGAACCAGCATAAGCACCAGCACCGTTAGCACCATTCATTTTCTTAGCACGTCCGAATCGCATCGTGGAGAGTTTGTTCTTCACTGCATCAGCATCATCGTGAACTCGGTTCTCTGCTTTCTTCATTTCACGCAGACGTTCTGCAACCTTATCAGCAAATGCTTTACGGAAGTTCAACTTGAAACTGCGAGAAACAGTTGCACCAGTCAAAGAAGCAAGAACTTTCTCTGCTTTATGTGCAACATCTGCCTCATTCTCCATTACCTGAACCAGGTAATCATAATAGAGACGCACTTGGATTTGTTGTGCTTCACTACCAATCACCTGCAGAGACTTACCATCATTCTCATTCTTCAGGTATGCCGCTTGCACAGTTTGTCAATCATCTTGGCAGCAGCATCTGCCTCACCCTCAAAAGAAGTTCCATTCTGAAGTTTCAGGATGGATTGAATCTTTGCGATAACTTGAGAACGGTCCAAGGTCATCTCTGATTGATTACTCCGTAATCATAGCACGGGTCAGGGGGGTTCGGGGGGTGTAATGTGCCACTAAAACTTGTGGCACATCTCAACACTGGACTCACCGAGTTGTGCTGATAATGTCAGCAACAGTGTAAAGTGTGTTTGCAGTTAGATTCCTCACACTTGGAGAGAAAATAAATGCAACTGCAAAGATAAGAATGAGAGTTTTCATCTTATCGGGTGCCTTGAATGTTAATGTCTTACTTCTCATCAGGCACAGACAGAATAGAGTTTCTTAAACTCATAATCACCATCTTCACCCTCAACTGCTTGATAAACAAACACAGTTTCACCAGAGAGTTCAACACTCCAATCAAGAGCATCTTCTTTGGCATTGTCTACATCTTGATACCACTCGGCATCAATAAGGTCAAAGGAGACAGGGCAAGAAAGAAACATCGGACTCAAAAACAAATGAATTAAGTTGATGGTGCAAGTGTGATACACCTCATCAGGATGTAACAGGGACTTGCACTCTATCAGTTGTATTTAATCAGACTGCAGCAAGATAAGCAGCAATCTCATCATCATTCTCGGGGCAATCAGCAATACCCAGTTGATCGCAGACATACTCACGAGTCATTTCGGGAGTTTCATCAGGAACAATCACATCCAGAATGTTCAGAAGTTGAGTTCCAGTCTGACCCTTGCGGAGCATACCGAGCATCACATCCTTCGAGAAATCAACAGTCATTTTAGTTTGAGTTAGTTTGACGTTTGTGGGGTGGGTGTCGGTTGTCCTTCCCTCACCACCCCTATACAATACCACAGAACCGACCCAACGGGGGGTTTAGTGGACAGTGCCTCGACTGGCACAGTGCTACGGTTTGGGGTCAGGGGCACCAGGCACCCCCAATCCCATGTGGGACACATTGAGAACCCAGTCCCTGACTGGGGGCAAAACCCAAAATACTTTCGATTTTGCCCCGCAGGTGCCCTAGGTCATTCACCGCAGTCTCATCGACTGTTCATGTGAAACTGTTGAGAATCAGTCCTCAATACCCAAAAGTTCAGGATAATAGTCAGTCACTTCTGTAATCAGTTCCTCATCAGTATAATTGGTGAGATTTTCTTCAAGAGTATCATAAACAAAACGTTCCATTGTTTTGTAGTCCATACCATCAATCAGTTGCTGAATGTAGTTTTCTTGAAGTTCTTGACGGTTAATTTCAGTGCTCATGTTCAGTTAAGAATGTGACGGTAATCAATGGACTTAATACACCAACCAGATGCACAAGTAATCTCTTCTACAAGATCATCTTCATCATCTGCTTGCCAAACTTCACCAATGTATTGTGAAGTAATGGTATCTTTCTCAAATGGTGTGAGTTCATCTTCACCATCGAAGTCGAACTCAATGTAAGTGACTTGAAATTGCATTAACATGCACCGTAGAAAGGATTACCAAGTTGAGGAATCGTATTAAATCCAACAACTTCATAGGGAACATTAAGATTCAGATACTCTCTTACCTCAATGTCCATTTCAACTTTGTTGAGATACTTCTTAGATTGAGTTTCTCCCTGAAAAGTCAATACTTTCAGAAACCAAGTTTTAGATACATCACCGAAAGGGGTTTTGATGGGGTAGAAATCTACCACCATCGAACCGTGTTTAGATTGAAGTTTCATCAGAAGTTCTTGTTGAAAATGAAACCCTCCACAAAGGCAAAGTCATACTGGAAGTTAGAGTTCCAGGTTGCTTCCCAATCAATCACAAGGTAGTCAGGAATAGCAACACAAGAAGTCTCATTCACATAATTCTCCACAAAGATTTCAGGAGTTTCATACTCACCGTAGTAAGCATCCTGAAAGTTGCCAATGTTTTCTACACCAAACTCAGAGCAGAAAGCATCAACTGCGGAGTAAGTGTAATCTTCACCCAGTTCGCAATAGTCTTCATAGCAAGACTCAAGTGCATCTTCACCATACTGATTGATGAACTCATAGATGTCACCATCATGATAGTTATTCTCAACCAGTTCTTTGATGTACTCAACAGTCGATTCTTTGAGTTGCACTTCAGTTGCGGTCATTGGGTCTCTCAACCTCGATTACTTTGTAATGATAGCACCCCCAGCAGGGGTTTGGGAGGGTCAGTGTGCCACTCCCTCAAGTGGCACAGTCTCACTCAAGACTCACTCATCATACCAGTATTCATAATCTCGGATAATGTCGTCTGGATGATTATACTTTTCAGTTATACGTTCAATGAAGTCTTGCACTTCACCATCATCCAAATCAGCATTAAAATAAATCGTGAGATTCACAGATTTATATTGAGTCACAGTCGGTTGTTCCATCAAAGTTGTTCTTGAATAATTTTAGAAAGTTCAGTAAAAGTATAACCCGAATCGTTCAAATCTGCAATCTGTTCATGGTAGAACCATTCATCTTCATTTTCAGTTTCGGGAACATCAACTCGCACTTGGGGATTGTAATTTATTAATCCTGCCCAATTCATCACACATTTTGGTAGAAACTCACTTTGGTCATCAAAATACCAATAGTCCATTGGTTGAAGATTAGTTTCTTCATTGCCTCTGAACTCCCATTCAACATTGTGTTCTTGTGCATAAAGGTCGCACAGAACACCAAGACAACAATAACCAGTTACACTGCGGAGTCTCTCACTGCCCTGTTCATAATTACCAGAACGCAGAGCATCAATCCACTTCTGCTTAACTTCAGCATTCATTTTAGTTTTCAACATCATTTACGTCCTCAAACCAAGTGTCGAGTGAATTAAAGATTTCAGTTACAATGCAATCAGCAATAGCATCAATGTGTGGTTCTGGATTGTGCTTGAAGGCACGGTTGTATCCAAACCTCACACCTTCCTCGATTGCCATTTCAAGGACAGCACGGAATCTAGGTTTCATAACACCTCCCAATCACATTCCCAGAAGTCATTGACATTTACCCAAAAGAAGTATTTTTGATTCTCTGATGCGAGAAACAACATACCATCACCCTTGTCTTGCTCTACAATGCAAGTTGGGTTGTTATCCATCACATTGCAGAGTCGATTCTTTGCTTTCTTGGATTTCGGTCTAACAATTACTTTGCGTGGATGTGACATTAGTTTGCAGTAAGAACAAGTTTAGCAACACGTTTCTCCCCAGCAACTTCCTGCAACTTATCATAAACCTTTTGGAATTGACAACCAAGATTCATGTAATAAGCAGAGAGTTGATAATTCTCTGCAAGATAAAGAGCATTTTCTTTCTCTTCAAGTGCAGAGATAATGTCTAGCAACTCACCAGAAGTAAAAGAGATTGAAGTCATTTTGCAGAATTGGGAAGGCAGTTGTCATCAACAATAACAGTGGTTTCAATGAGAACATCGAAATCTTCTGTCATCTTAACATAATTCCACTCCGTATCAGTCTCATCCTCCACATTTTCTTGATAGCAGTGAATGAAACCTTCCGAGTCTTGTTTTACATAACAACCATCATAGTCCTCATCATCAAAGACATAACCAGATGCGATGAGTGCTTCAATGAAAGTCATTTGATGTCGAAAATATCGAACAGTTCTCGTTGAGTTTTAGTGAACAAAGTATCTTCAGGAGGATACTCATAGAGTTCCAACTCAAACTCTTTGTAGAAATACATAATGTCCCGAAGAGCAGTCAGTTGCTTTTCAGTCAGGATTTCTTCAATAGTCAACACAGTGTCAATCATAGTTTCAGTAGTCAGTTCCGTCATTTTCACACTCTTGAATCCAATAAGCATAGCACGGAAAGTTCAATGGATGATCACTATTCCGTTTGTACCAATCGTATGCAAGACGCAAACGATTTTCAGGCACCTGCAAATAAGGAATGTTTGTCAGATGCGGGATGTAAGTCATTGGACTTCCTCAACCATGAATCCATAATACCCCAGAATCCCATGCACCGCAACCGCATCAGTGCCACTCCTACAAGTGGCACACCAGCATCAATAAATGGCAATCAGTTCTTTAACTTTTCCTCTTGATTCAGAACTAGCACCAACACTTCGAGTTACATCAACTTCGATAATCTTTCTTGCATCACAATACAACTCCCTTGCTCTCTCAACATCATGATTGCTGATGATTACTTTTGCACCCTGACTTTTGAGATACTTTGCAAGTTCAACTAATCGAATTTGGTCAGCATCAGTAAATCCTTCAGTGTGATAATCAGTAAAACTAGATGTTTCACTCAAAGGAATGTATGGTGGGTCAAAATAAACAACAGTGTTCTCATTGATGTTTTGATACAACTTCATCTCACAAAAATCAAGAGAGTGCATGTAGACTTGATTCTTCTCTCTCATTGTGTTTGTGAAGTTAATCATCTCATTTCTTGGGAAAGTTACACTCTTATACTTCCCAAAAGGAACGTTATACTTTCCTTGTTTATTGTATCGAGTCAATCCATTGAAACTATGTTTGTTCAAATAAACAAACAGTGCAGATTTCTCTCTTTTATCTACTGTTTCATTAAACAACTCTCGATTTCGATAGAAAACCACTTCATCATTTCCATCAACAAAGTATTCCTCACAATAATCAATGAAGTCATTACCTTCTGAAATCAAATACTGATAAGTTTGAATCAAATCATTGTTTGCATCATTCACAACAATGACTGGGCAATCGACAATGTTCAGTGATACACTTGCTGCACCACTAAACGGTTCAATGAATTGAGTTGGATAACCAATAATAGGAATAAGTTGGGGCAGGAGTCTAAACTTACCACCTGCCCACTTTAGAAAAGGTTTATTCATTAAAATCAAACAATAGTTTTACCAAACTGAGTGCAAAGATAAAATGCCATGTTCTTATCTTTCAGTTTCTTACCATTATAGCACAGAGGCACATAATAACCTTGCTTAGTTTTAGATGCTTTTGTGCGAATCTGGAGAAGTTTGTTAGGACCAGTAATCGTAGAAAGTTCTTTGTTGTTCATGTAACGATTACGAATCTCATTGCAGATGTATTCATAATCTTCTGCAAGATGAACAAAGTGAGTGGGGCAACTATCAAAGTTCACAACAGCAGTTCCGATGTAATCATTAGAACGTGTGAAACCAACGTAGATAGTTTGAGCAAGTTTTTGTCCTACCTTGCTATCATAAAAACCCACTTGTTCATCAATAATCTCTTCAAGACAATGCTTGATTTGAGTTACAGCAATGCTCTCACCTTGAGTAAAGGTTTTGAGTTCACCATCAATCAAATCAGTCAGGGCAGAACTATTAAGAATACCCAGAGCATTTTCAATCAGTTGACCACGGGCACCCTTATTCTTACCAGGTTTATCAAATGCTGTGAAGTCAGTAACTTTCAGTTTGGCAGCAACTTGATTGGTGGACAGTTTGGGCATGTGTTCTTTGTGTATGGATACACTGTAACCGATGCAGGGGCAGAAGTCAAGGGGTTTGTGCCACCAGTTCAACTGGCACATAGACCCACAAGACTCAAGAGAGATTGCTTATGTATTTCTTCAATAGATGTTTTCCCTTATCAACATCAAATCTACGTTCAAAGAGTTCCATAAGTTCTAATACTAGGTCAGCATAGACAACTGGAACTCTGATATGTTTAGTTTCACCTGATTTGGGAAACTTTTTAGTAAATGGCATTGTATTCTATGTGGGACACATAGAGATTTATACTATTTCTTATCTTTGATTCCGTATTCTTGTTTAATCTCTTGTCGAATGTCATTTCTCAACTTATCGACATGCTTTACATACTCTTTGTGCTCTTCTTCTTCACGTTTTTGCTCTGATTCATGCTCTTTTCTTTCTTGCTCTTGCTCTCTCTGCTTCATAAGTCTTTTCTTTCTATTTTCAATGTCATCAGACTGTCTTTGTCTTGCTGCTGCAACTTTTGCAGCATAGACTTTTCTGTATGATTTTGCCTCTTCTAATTGTTGAAGAAATTGAGCAAAAGTTTTCATTGAAAAAGAAAGAAAATCTATGGGTATTTAGGCAGCAAGCACTTCACCCTTGACAAAGATAGTGTCAACAACAGTCTGAAGTTGACGGGCAATCTTATCACCATAGTTGTTGTTCACAGGAATAGTGATGGTGCCAAAGGGTTTCTTATAGAAAGCAAACTCACCAGGATTCATCTTACCTTCTGCGATTGCTTGTCGGTCATCACGGTGCATACGAATCACACGACCAACAGTTTGTGCCATCTCAATCAGAGGAAGATTGCGAAGCATAATGCAATGAGTCAGACCATGCACATTCATACCTTCGGACAGGATGCTGTAGTGAAACACAATGAACTTCTTGTCTGGGTCAGCACCAAACTCATTCATCTTCTCGAAGAATACTTCACGAGACACTTTCTGTTTGTCGATGTAAGCACCATGCTTAGAAGTGATGTGCATAATCGTATAACCCATGTCATTGAGTTGTTGCAGCAAATCACTCTCAGTGAACATTGCCCAAATTACTTTGGTGCTGGGAGCAGCAACAAGAACTTTAGGTGCATCACAATCAGAAATCTGAGAGAGAATACCTACAATGTTTTCTGCATCTACAAAAGGTGCATTTTCTTTGGTGCGGATGGTTTCTGCTTCATAAGGAACAACCCGAGGAGGAATAATACTACCTGCTTCGATGAGTTCTTGTGCAGGAATACTGATGATATTATTACCGTACACATCAGTATTGTTCATCGACTCCTTGCTGTTATTGAACTTCGGAGTTGCAGTGAAGAAATAGGCATTATCTGCAACTGCTGAAGTGTGAGCAATACCCACAAAGTTAGATGGTTTCACACAGTGGTGTGCCTCATCGAAATATACAACATCAATGTTGATGTCTGCTTCATTCACCCGACCAATCGAATTGTAAGTGGTGAAGATAAATTGATGCTTGCCACTTCCGATTGCTGTGTCATTATACTCTGCAATGACTGCTGGACGTGTAGAGGATTGATGATGAGTTTCACCACTGTGAACATGCATAAAAGAAATGTTTTGCTCTTTGAGATACTCTTCGAACTCTGAACAGAGTTGATTTGCAAGCAGGATTCTAGGTGCAACAACAACAAATGTCATCGGTTCTGTTGCGTTCAGAACACGTTGACGGGCATCTTCCATCATCACAACAGTCTTCCCACCACCAGTGGGAATGTAGACAGAACCCCTGATTGCTTTCTGCACAGCATCAAGAGCACGTTGTTGATAAGGAAGAAGAGTCAGCATCAATAGGTCAGGTCACGTTTGTATTCATACAGTATAGCACCCCTCCCGTGGTTTCGGGAAGGGTGATGGACAGTCCCACAAGTGGCACAGGACTATCAACTATTAAGGTAATCGTAGAACTCTTGAATAGTTGGGAGTTCTTCCCCTTTCTCCATTGCAATTTGACACATCAAGTCATACATTTCAATCTCTGATTCATCAAGTTGCTTATAATAATCTTCATCATCATCATTTTCTTCTTGATGATAGTGATGTACTTCTACTGATTCTTTATATGATGAATTTTGTTGATCACTATTTTCTGATTGATAAAGAAGATTCGATACAATGACTTTTTTAGCACCAGTTGAACCTAGTGCTTGACTTTCTGCATCTCTTCGAGTAAAGCAATCATTAACAGTTACTTTTTTAATATAATTTGATTCTGTAACTACCGTAACTTCCCAATCGGGCATTATACAAACTCCGCAAGGTAATAATCAACAGTCACTTCAAGTTCTGCTGCTTTCCTTTCAATTTCCATAGCATACTCATCTGCAAACTCATCAGAGTCATAATTGCAAAAGAGGTCAAGAGTCGAATCATGCATCGTGTTGATCTTCCGAATTAACTGAATGAAGGCAATAATTAAATCCAAGTGATACTCCCAAAAGTATCAAATATACTAACAGATAAGTCATCAGAACTCAATCGGTTCGAGGGTCGGTTCTGCAAATCCAAACTCAGTCGGAGAAACTTCCTTGAACTTATCAGTCCCAGGAACTTGCTTATAGCAATGCAAAGAACCCTCAAGTTTCTTATTAAGTTCATGATTGATTTCATCAACCTCCACAGAGTCATTATAGTCATCTGCGGGAGTGTTGTCAACTACATCAAAGATGATGAGATTGATACAAGCATCCTTTGCATCTTTGAGAGTCTTTGTAACGTGTTGAGGAGTATCAACAACATCAGTGACAATCCACTTCGATGCAGTTGCTTTACGAATGAATCCAACAGTATTAGAATCCTTCTGAACTTCGTAGATACCAGCAGACAGACGGGGGAAGGTGATAGTCATAATCAAACAGGAAGAATCGAGAACTCAGGAAGAATGGAGAAAGAACCGCAGAACTTACGAACCCATTGAAGAGTATCAGCATAGCAACGAGGTTCACTCATCACCATACTAGAATCCTTGCGAGGATTGTAAGCAACAGCAATGTATTTGTAGCAATCATGAGATTCTTCAATCTCTTGAATCCACATCTGATTCACATTACCATCATGCCAATCCCAACGGGAAGTGGTGTAGTGAAAAACATCAGTAATCATCAGACTTCATCCCGCATTTCAGAGAGTTTTTCATAGAGTTCGTGAACATTTACATCGAGTCGTTCACCAACTTCATCCCAATCATCATGAAACTCGATGAGAGAAAGAATCGCATCGAGTTCCTCAAAAGTCAGAGAAGAAAGAGTCATCGTCCTTTGCTTGTGTCCCTGTATTATAGGGCATCAGGGGGTGCTGCGGGACTTTATGGTGCCACCTCTACAACTGGCACAACGGTATCATCGTGGACCGACTGCCTTGATGTCACATACTCAAGTTCATGCCATTGATTATGATAACATAGTACGAGAAGATGGTCTTTTTTATGAAAAGAACCTTTATTGCAGAGTTTATCTTTTACCGCAATTTCAATAGAAATATATTGCTCATCCTTGAAATACACCCATCCTTCAAGATGCTTCCATTTTACATAATCATTAACTTTTGGATTGTAATGAAATGGCATTTGACAATTAAGTAATCTCTTCTAATTTATACAGTTATTCAACATTACAATCTGGATGCCAACCTGCTTGACGTTCGCACCAAGTCTTTAGAGAATTGCTTGGGGGTTGCTTCAATCTTTCCATTGCTGATTGTTTTTCATAAGCATCAAACATCTTTTGGTCACGTTTGATTAGAAATGCGTTCCAACCAAGAACAGCAATAAAAGCAAGAAAAACGTAAGTAACAGTTTTAGAGTTCATTTGTAAAGATAACCTCCTGCCCAATCGGCACGTTGATACATTTCTTGACGAGACTTCTCATCAACAAGATTAAACCTTACACCATTCTTTGCAGGTGCTTTCCACGATGCAGATTTATACACATCACCAGTGCTCAAGTCAACAAATGCGTGAGCACTACGTTGCCCTTGAGGAGTGTGAAGTACAATCTTTGCATACTTCCTTGCTTTATCATAGGTGAAATTATACAGACCTTCACCTTCACAGAGTTTGTCAATCTGTTCTTGATGCCATTCTTTAGTTTCTGGGTCATCAAGAAATTTTCTGTGAGATTCTATTGCATATGTTTGATAGTTTGTGCGTAGAACATCGCAGAATTGCTGAATCAAATCAAGGATTTGTTCTTGCATCAGAGTCGTGTTGTGCATCAATTTAACTCGTTAGTTACACTTTCAATTCTTTTTACTTTATCCGTGAGTGATTTTATCTTACCAACGACAAAATCATAATCATCTTGTGTCTTGCCCATCAATGCCTCATCAATTCTCTCAAAGGCAGCAGCAGTTTGTATTGTGAACTTGTTAGTTGGCATAATTATTCAGTCAATCCTGCTTTTTCGTAGATTTCCATACCTTTACGCATACGAACATAATCATCAATCATCTCACCAACTTGTTCATAAATGTATGAAGACCCACCTACATCACACAGCACATCTTGATTAAAAAGTGCAGGGAAACGTGCTTCATTTTCATCAGCATCAAACTCAAAAACATCTTCTTGAGTGAAAATAAATGCTGCACAAGGTGCATCTTCACCTTGCTGCTCAATCAGGTTTTCGATGCTGTCTTTAAGTTCAGAAAGTGTGCGGAACATAATCAGAAAGAAAGGTAGGGGTGCTCAGGGTCAAGAACGTCAACAGTTTTATCAGTGAAATGAAAACCATTCATCGGATAAAACTCATCATCACCAATGTCATAGATTGACACATCCATCTTCAACTGCTCAACAGTGAGAGTCTGAAGAATCTCCAGAAGATTTTGATAAGTCATCAGATTACTTTAAGTTTTCGTTTGATGTGTTGAAGTGCTTGTTTTCTTGCTTTGAGTTTTCCTTTGCAAGAACCCTTAGTGCTTTTACGTTTTCCTGAATTGTGTTGCCAATTCGGAGTCATCCCTCCCCTTTGCTTGTCTCCATAGTATAACACCCCTCCAGGGGTTTGGAGAGGTGTTAGGGACAGTGCTACAAGTGGCACACTGACTATTTTTTGAGTGTCTTGGTTTCTAAACCTTTCACAATCATTCCTTGTTTAATCATTTTCATCATTGCTTCTTGTGCAGATTCAAGTTGAAAATAACAAGCAAACTTGGTCTCACCCATAAACTCATACTCTACAGTATAAAATTCATTATCGAATTTATACATAAGAGTATTCTTTCCATTCTGGGTCATTTGCTCTATCTAAAGTGAAGAGCATCTTATTGATTGGTTTTCTTGGGACACATTGCAGAACTAAATTAGTTTCTTCCAGAAGTTTATCACTCTTTCTGGTATTGCAAGGCATACAAGCAACAACTAGATTTTCCCAAGTATCTTCACCACCACGAGAACGTGGAATGATGTGGTCAATGGTTAATTCTTTAGTGGAACCACAATACTGACACTTGTGACCATCACGTTTGTAAATCATTGTCCTTGATGGTTTGTTTTGTGCGAGTTTCTCGTAGGGCAACTTAATATAATTGACCAGACGGATAACCCTCTTACCAAGTGCCTGTGCTTTATTCTTCATAAGCAGCACAATTGCTCTCTTCCAATTAGTGAAGTTGATTGGTTCGTAAGATGCGTTTAGAACAAGTATTGTTTTGTATGGTTCAATTTGTAAGTAGTCCATCGACCTTTTTGTGAGTTTGCATTTGGGAGATTCTAACTCCTTTTATATCTAGATGTCAAAGAATAAGTCTGGATTGCATCCAGTATTTTGACCAGGATAACCACCAGGATTACAGATTACTCTACACTGCTCAATCATATAATCAAAAGCATTGTGAGTGTGTCCGTGAACCCAGTATTTAATTTGTGGATGATTTAGAATAAGAGTATCAAGATTACTACAATAAGCACCATTTGCATTCTTTTTGTATTCCTGCGGAATAGATTGATAACTCGGTGCGTGATGACTGATGACAAATACGTTTTCATCCAGTGTTTGTAGTTGATTCAGCAGATACTTCTTACTATCCTTGTGGAAGTTAAGAGTATCAGTTGGATTCAGTTTCCGATACTTCGGAGTGATACGAATAACTTTGTAGTCATTCATCACTTGTGCTGCTTCCATCATCTCTAGAGCATTTTCATCTCTAAAGTCTGTCCAGAGAGTGAAACCTACAAAGTTCCAGTCTCCAATCTTGATAGTATCATTGTCTAGGATATGAAAATTATGAGGAAGATTCTCTTTTATCTTTCTCTTCGCACTTTCATAGTTGTATCCGTAGTATTCATGATTTCCAAATACGTAAAGAACTTTATCATAGTTCTTGCTGCAATCACTCAGGAACCTATCATAGACTGCGTGAATATAACCATCAGTCTTGAAATGCTTAGCATTAAGAATGTCCCCAGCAAGAACTAGAACATCACCTTCACCAACATCAAAAACTTGACAAGCAACGAAATGTTCAAGATGCAAGTCACTGAGGACTTTGAGTTTCATTGTCAGATATTAAGTGATTCTACTACAATAAGATTAACACCAACTGCTCTCAACCAAGTGTTGATTCTTTCTTTGAGTTCTTCTTCTGATGGATTATCAAAAGAAAGACTTAGATTCATAATCGTATCTCGTGTGTCGGCATTGCGACAATCATAAGTCAAAGTGTAAGAAGTTTCTTGGTTCATAACAAAAAAGTAAAAGTATAACAGGCAAGGTAGGACTCGAACCTACAGTCGGCAACTTAGAAGGTTGATGCATTATCCATTATGCTACTTGCCCAAGAGACCCTCCTGTTTGTGCATTGTTAAGATGCATGGAGGGTGTGGGACTTATTCAAAGTTTGGACCTTTGATGCCCATATTATCTATCAGACGTAAGTTACAGTGCCATCAGCATCAGTGAAGGACACATAACCTTCATCTTCAGAATCCACAGGTTGAGTATGGTTCTCAAGCACGGTGGAATCATAATTATCCAGTGCTTCAATAATATCAGCACCAGTTTCTGCGTTAGTCAGATTGACAATCAGTTGAGAACCAGCAGGGTTGGTATCAACGATTTCAGCAGCAAGAGCAATCAGTTTAGCAGACATTTAATAAAAAGTCAAATGAACAAAAGGTGAGTAACTTTTGGGCAAACTCATTCCCCGAAATCAAACACCCACAGGATGTTCAACTTCGATTTCATCTTCGTCACCGAGACCAAGTTGAAGATTTACATAATCTTCATAATCAACACCGAGAAACTTTTGTGCAAAGTCCTCGTAATCATCGTGAAGAATACAAGTGTCAATCATCTTGAAACCTCCTTGACTTGATGAGTACATCATAGCAGATGCACCCGTGTTTGTAAAGTGTTATGTGCCAGAAAGATTAGTGGCACATGGTATAATCAAACATCATACCATCGCATTTCATTGAAGTGTTCCTGATAGAAGAACTTATCAATTTCATTATCAACATCATTTAATAGATTGTTGTAATGTTTCATCCCGTGAGTGCAAACAAGTTCAAGAACTTCAAAGTTCTGTTGACAATACTTATATTTGTCTAGTTTAAGCATTGTCAATAAGACTCAAGTTCCGCAAGTTTCTTTTGCTGACGTAGTTCCTTTACAATTAGTTGAAGTTCGGAAATGTCTTCACTCAGAATTGTCAGGTCATCATACATCATCTCTGCTTGATAAGCACTCCTACACTTCTTGTATTGCTTGGAGAGTTTATCGAACTTTTTCTTTGCTTCCTTGAGGTCTTTCTCATACTCGGGAAGTGTTTTTTCGAATTGTTGATAATTCATTTGCGATAAGGACTAGACCAGTAAGAACGAAAAACGGAATAAACGATAACAAAAGTGCTGATAACACCAACCAGACCGATAACGGTAATGGCATCACTTGTAAATGTGTAAGTTTCGGGCATAACCTCGACTTGTTTACCTTGTAATCATAGCACCTTTGGGGTGCTGAATCAAGTGTAGATGGACAGTCCAAAAACTGTCCATCGTTATACCTATGTATTCAATCAACCAACCACTTTTTGGTAGGTATTCCGAACATCTTCTGCGAAATTATCTCGTTTCTCTTGCGTTGTAAGATTTGCAACTACGAATCGAATCGTTGCATAAACACCCACAACCTGCATCAGAGAATTGAATACAGGGATGCTATCAACAATCTCTACAAGTCCGTGAAGAAGAAGTTGAGACACAACCACTACAGTAAAAATACCAGCAGTGAGACCAACTTTCTTCAGAACATCATCAGTCACATTTTCCGTGTAAAAGTCTTTAACAGTGGAAAAATCGAATTGCATTGAATTAGGGGGTAGGGTCAAAATAAACAATTTCTTCCAGCATCGGAAGAATCTCGTATTGAATCTCATCAAGATGTTGACTCATAATAGTCATATCCATCTCGTGAAGTTTGTTTTCACGTTGCACAAGTTCACTCAGAATCTTGTAGGCACGTTCAACTTCTGCGTAAGCATAAACAGTTGTTCTCACCATTCACCTCGTTGAATGAGAATCTTTTTGATTTCATTGAAGATAAACTTCTTCAGTTTTGCATCATCAGTTGCTACATAAGCACAGTGTAGACGTTGCAAATAATCCTCTTGAGTATTGACCTTAACTACCTTCGCATTAGTCACACCAAGGTCACGCATCGGAGAACCTGCTTTAACTTTAGCACGTCCGAAGTTCCCAGATACAACACCTTGAGTGCGGAGTTTAGGTTTGATTTTGGAGAGATTGGAGTCGGTCATTACCCTTTTTGAGGATGCTCTTAGTATAGGGCAGAGTGGGGCAGAGTGGGGGGCAGAGTGGACGGTTCCCCAAGTGTCCTAGTCAGTAGTTAAATGACGATGCTGTAGAATATCCATATAATAATAAATGGTTTCATCATTATAAAACTCATAGAATCTCTGCGGATTCTTTTCTCTCATTTTCGTGAGCATATTTATCCACTGATAATCACAGTCGATTTCATAACCAATATGCCTTTCATTCATTTTTTCAACAAAGTAAGTTGACGTTCAAGTTCAATTTTAATTGGAATTAAATGGGATACAAAAAAATGCTCGTATTCATTTTCTTCAACAATCTTTGAAAGATTGTCAATCTGAATTAGAGCAAGAGTAAACTTAGTTTGTTTGTCCATTGGGGGTTTGTTCCATGAACCTATTATAGGGCATCCAAGTCCCCACCGTGCCTCTCAGTGGACAGTTCAAATGCTGGTTCAACGTATCCAATCTTTACCTCTGCAAAGAAATTGTTTAGGATTTCATCGCAGAGTTGATATTTCCTACTACTCAATGAAGCAAACGATATTTGGTAATGACGCACTGCATCATAGATTACTTTTTTGTGTTCTTTTGAAAGTTCACTCATCGCACTTGTTCTCTCTGTTGGGTATAGGTTAAATCAAATAAAGTAGTCAAAATATCAACGCAATCATTATATAATTGTATATCTTGAATATTGCTCTGTTGATATTTACGAACAGCAGCAACAACAATTTCTAATTGGTCTTTAGTGAGATTGTTCATTTAATGCAACTCACACTAATTTGAATGTTCTTAAAGGCATCTGCCATTTCACGATACCCAGCACCAACATAAAGTTGTCCACCGACCACAGCAACTGCCATAGTACCCCAAAAAATATAATACCACTTAGATTTTACTTGATGTTGTTTTTTAAGTTCATCAAGTTCCTCATGAATATCTTGATGATGAAATCTAAGTGGAACTTGTATCAGTTTCTTGAGTTTCTTGTTCTTCATTTTTCAGGTTATCTAAATGGTCTGTAATTGCTTTAATAAAATCATCTTCTGTCCAATCATTTAGGAAACTTTCAGTCGGGTCATTCTCATCCCAACTAATCGTAAATGTTCCGTCATCTTCTTCTTTACATTCAATCATCGTAGGTTCCTCCCCTTTTGTACCATTCTAAGTTGCGTGGTTTGAAATGTAATAATGCAAAACGAATCTCAAACCACTTGTATCGGATTGAGAAACCAAATAAATCATGTGGTCCAATACCTAACAGAATACATGGCAACCATTCGGTAGCAGGAAACTCATCCCATTGCACTACCATATCAATCAGTGCAAACTTGGGATACTTTGAGAGCACTTGGAAATACCATTCATGCCCGTAATCGTTGTAGTAGACGTAATCTAGGAGTTTCATAGTGCTTCTACCTCATCAGCAAGTTGTCTCAATACATCGCTAGGATGTTCTAATTCACCCCAGTCTGTACAAATTCGGTCTCCTGCTTCACGAAGAATAAACGCAATCAATTTTTGCCTATCCCCTCTTTGTGGACGGAGTGATAATTGCATTGTGGAATCTAAAAGATATTGTGCTCGTCTAGTCATCTTTCAATTCACTTGATTGAACATAAAATGATTCATCTCTCCAGTTTCTTCCACAAATATCAAAACTAAAACCCAATTTACCTAAACAAAATAGGAAGGAAAACAATCTACCATATCCCATGTTAATTTGAAGATAAGGATATTCAATCCAAGAACCATATTCACTAATATCAAATGAAATCTGAAGCAATGCGTACCGTTCATTAAAGAAAAGAATTAAATTAAACTCTTTACCATAATCTTCTTTTGTGTAGAACTTAGCAATTTGAAAAATTTTCATTGTTCAGACTCCCAAGGTGTTTTACGATTCATTAAATCAATCAGTCCCTGCGAAGGTTTAGGTGGACTATTGATTGCATATACTATAGCATCATATTGTTCTTCTGTCACATAGATTGTGGGGATATCCTCATCTAGTCGAAACTTTCTTTCTTTACTGATAGTTGGATTATACCAATCATCATAAGGATAGATGTATTCTCTATACCAACCAACATTCAGTTCTTCAAAAAATGCCAAACGGTCTATGTTGTCATTGTAATTAACAAACCTAAAGTTAATACAATTGCCCCAAGACCACCAAGCATCTTCTAACCAAGTTCTAAACTGTTTCATTGCTCCAATAATAACGTAGTTTATCACCATCAGCAGAAATGTTTAAGTGATAGATTTTATCATCTTCAGTATAGACACCAATCCAAAGAGTGCGTTCATTCATACTTTCAAGATGAAACATTTGAATGTCTTGAAGTACAATCTCATCTGGGTTTTCTTCAAATCTACTCATTTCAATTTCTGCTGTTCTACATTAGAAGTTGCAAAGTGCTTATCAATATTAACAACTGACCCTAGAATTACCAAACCGCAAATTGCAGCAAGCATTACATCTCCAATTTTCATTCTGTTCTCCTTAATTTTCAATTCTATGTATTAGAAATTATCGCATCAGTTCCGTAGCACTTGCATCACCATAGTTCAAATAACCAAACCGTTCCATGATATAACCCTCAAAGTCAGTTGCATCTGACTCATACACATAGTGCCCACCATTGTTATCACTCTCGGTGTAGTTTCCAAGATAGTCTTGAAACACCATAAAGATTGCTGCTGCCTTTGCCCTTTCGGAATCGGTAGTAATCACCATAGGATAAGTGATAATCTTTGTGATACACTCAAAGAGTTCTTCCCGAGTGTAAGAGAATGGTTTTGCTTCTGGATTCAGATCGTAATTAGTCATGAGAAGTTATAATGAACTTGTGTGTGGAACTCTTTGAAGCAACTCTTATTGGAAAGTTTCATCATCACAGGGGGAATATAATAGGCACATTCAGTGAAGAAATCTTCTTTAGATAGAAACTTCAGACCATACAGCATCCAGGTGCCGAACTCTTCGTGAAACTTTCTTACAGCACGATATTGCTTAGAGTTGATAGGCACATACCTATTCTCTCCACTAAAGTCATCACCATAAGGAGTTGCCTGTGTCATCATAATACAGGTGGTTTGACCTTCACCAGTGCCGTAGTATTCACCAATCATATAAACCCAGTGTTCATCCACAGGAAATACATCACGATGATACTTCTGCTCATATTCTTTCATACAAGCATCAGCAACCAGTTGGAAGTTTTCTTTCTTTTTTGCTTCCAGTTCTGCTCGCAACTCTACCTTTTCAGTTTCAGAAAGTTCTTTGAGAGCATCAGAATACTTACCAATAGCACTCACAGCAGATTGCATTTCAGTCATACTTCCTCTTGTTCAATCGCAGCAAGTTGTTGGAGTGCATCACCATTCTCATTATGGAGTTTGTCCAATGCTTCTAATGCTTTATTTGCTGCTTCTCGTTCTGCAGCAATCTCCAACATTTCTTCGTGCGTAGGATGGTCAGTCATTGTTGAGTTGCTCCAATGCCTCTTTGTATTCAATCATAGCACCCTTTGCCACCTCCAGCACCTCATCACGGACAGTTCCAGAACTGTCCTCAAGTGCTTCAATACGATTTGTAAGGTCAGTCAATACAGAAATCAGAGAACGATAATCAATCGTTTCAGTGTCGTTACCATATTCCATATCTGTGTAGTTAGAATATAGAAGTTGGTTTGCCATATCTTTAGTGTTCATTATAAAATACGAATCCAGTTGCAGTCTGTTCATCGTAGTAATAATACTCTTGAAAGACACCATTTGTAAAGTCTTCAAGTGTTTCTAATTCATCACTACCTGTTGAGTGATAGCAGTCCAATACAAAATTTTCAAATGAACCAACAGGACCACAGAACCTATCACCAAACTTTGTAATGTCTTTGTCAGGAAACAGTTCGTAGTATGTGTCTAATACTTCTTGCCCATATTCTTCTAGGATTTCTTCAAGTGTCATCGTAGTTTCTCCCTAATCATTCGGATACACTCATTCCACTTATAACTGTTAGTATCGTGTTCTGTCGGCAACCACAAACTAATTTCATCTACCAAATTATCAATACAAGTTTCAGTATCATCAGTATCACCAAAGACCCTTTCCCACCAATCGTAAATCAAATCACTCAAGGTTTGTGGTTTGGTAGAAGATGAAACTACACCTTGCTTGACTGCTTCTCTAAATGCTTCTTTCAATCCATCAGCAACTTGTTCTGGTGTTTGTGGAGTTGGTTGATACCCTCCTACCTTATAATCTTTCTGTGCTTGTTCATATCCTTTTTGGAAATATTCCCAATAAGCATCACCAACATCAGTCACAGGATAATTACCATAAACTCTTTTATATGCTTCTTCGCAAGGAGTTTTTGTTCGTTCCAGTTCCTTATAAAATTCCAACTTACTTTGAAGCACTTTGATTTGTGCTTCAATATCTTCAATAACAGTCATAGGAGTTTCGTATTTCACAGGTTCATCCATTTTAATGTGTAGTTGTGTTTTAGGTGATACTGTTCCTATTCTACCAGTATCTTCAACTTTTAGGGTAGTTTCTCCACTTGGTGAGGTGAATTTAAGGTCGGTCATAGGTTCTCCGTCAAGTGGTCCATAAACTTGTTCCATTAGTTGTTGAAAGTCCTTTTCAATACCAAACATTACAGGTTCTCCAACTCATCACATACATCAAGTATAGCACGAGCATCAAGCAGGAAATCCTCACCTTCAAGGCAGTTATAGTATTGGAGTTCAAATACTAACTCACGGAGAGCAGCAACTAAACCACTTTCAGTATATGAGGTTTCATATGCTTCAAGAACTTTTTGTGCTACTTCTTTTTTGTTAGTCATAGGTTCTCCAATTCATCACATACAGCATCAATCTGTTTGAGAGCATCACCCCAACCAGAAGCATACATCACATTCAGTTCATCCTTAAAATCTACATTCTCATTTGAGTAAGAAATAAGTTTCCGTAGTTCTTTGAGTGTATGAATGAGGATTTTAGGTTGTGATAAATCCCTCTCCACATCCATATAAGCATAAAGAACTTCTTTTGCTATTTGTTGGTTAGTCATTTACCATCACTCCAAGGATACTCATAATCTACCTCAATACATTCTAAAAGTGTGCGGGCAAAGGTAATCTCACCATATTCAGACCCAACATCAAAGGCAACATCACCATCAGTATAATCGTTTGGGTTGAAATCATCACCATACTTATTGTAGCAGTGTTTCATCTCTGCGTAATTTTTGAGAACTTTGATAAGATGGGTGAGTTTTTCTGCGTCAGTCATCATCAAAACTTAGATTCGTAATCTTGTAGAGTTTCGTCAGAAGCAATACCATAGATTTCCCAGGCAAACTTCAAAATCTCTTCCTCAAAACAAAACCAAGTCCCATCGTCTGCATCAACACTAAACCCAATCTTTTTAGCAAGTTTTAGGATTTCTTTGTCAGTCATAATCTGACTCCTTTGAGTGCGGTAATCAATTCGGGCAACCAAAATTTATTGATAGTAAGGATGTATTCACTTTCAGCATCATTAGGTTCTCCTAACCACACTTCAACTAAATGTTCTTTACGAATAATACGAAATGGATTTTCTTTGAATTTGGATTTAGTTTTAGTCATTTCACACCAAGCAAATCCTTTTCCTCATCAGTCAGACGAGCAATCAGTTCTTGTCGTTTTTGTTCTTTGATTTTCTCTTGTCGTTTTTCTTCCAACATTCCATCAAGAACATCCATCATATAATCAAAACTATAACATCTCTTATCCCAGTTGGTTTCACCTTGTTGATTGATGAATACTGTTTCATCAAATCCTTCTGGATGGAACATTTCATAGATACGAACTATATAATCACCATCTTTGTCCTCACGAACCTCAACACTTAAATCAAGTTGGTTTGCTTTGGAAAAGAGTTTGAGAAGTTCAGTTTCTCTGATAGTCATTTTAGTTCTCCTCTTGATGACAGAATACTTTAGCAAACTCTTCTACTGCTTCAAAAGACATTTCAGCAGCAAACTTGAATAGTTCTCGTCGTTCCTCTTCAGTTGAATTTTGAGCATTATTCAAGGTTTTCAACCACTCAACAAAGAGTGTTTGTCCTAAATCAACAAATCGTTTTTGAGAGAAGTCAGTCATTTCAGTTCTGGTGTTGTTTGAGGTGAAGTTG